ATTCTGAAGTGTTTGATGGGGGAAAATCTTCGGTTTTTGTATCTAGACTACCTCTACAAAATGTTCATTCTGTAACAGAATATGATGGTACAGCTTATAGAAGATTAAATAACCCACAAACTGATGGGTCATCTGTCACCCGCATCAATTCGAACTACACTATGACTAGCAGTGGAGGCCCTGTCCTTAAAACACGTTATAAAAAGTTTGGGGACTCCTCTGCCTTTTTTGATGGTTCGGATGATTTTATTTATTTAGCAGACTCAGATGACTGGTATTTTGCTGATTCTGACTTTACTATTGATATGCAGGTACGATCTAATTCTTATGCTGCTAATTCTATTTTTATGTCTCAAGCAGCAGATGTTAACAATCTTTGGTCACTTGGGTATGATACTACTAATGGGTTTACTTTTAGAGCAGTATCTGCTGGAACAGAAGTTGTTAATGTGACCCATGCTGCTTCAACTGGTTACTCTGCAAATACTTTCCATCACGTAGAAATTGTTCGCTCTGGATCTTCTTGGACTTTATATAGAGATGGAACTTCTATTGGTATACAAACTACTTCTAACGTGATGCCCGATATATCTGCCCAACTTGAAATTGCAAGACAAAATGTTACTTCAAACTATCAATACTTTAATGGATTTTTAGATGAAACTCGTATCTCTCATGTAGCTAGAGATACGGCGGCATTTACTGCTCCCGCTTATCAACATTCTACTGATGACAATACAGTTTTTCTATCTCATTTTGACGGGGCTAATGATACTGCTACTTTCCAAGATGACCATGCAACTATAGAAGACTTTTTATTCTATCCTGATACTGGTGAGATTAATAAAAATATCGGAGATGGCACAGGAGACTTTGGGTTAACTATTATAGGAGCGTCAACTTTCAAAAATTATCCTCGTGGAGTGCGTGTCACGTATAAATCTGGATATGATAGCGATTCTGTCCCCCAAGATTTATTGATGGCGACTATGGACTATATAAAAATGTTACATAAAGAGCGTCAAGAATCGCAAGGATTTACTTTCCAAGGAGAGAGTGTTCAGAATGTAGCTCTAAGTGCTAATTTTCCTGCCCATATTCGTCGTATTTTAGAATTATATAGAGTTGTTATGTAATGGCTGAAAATATCCAAGTTGTAACTATTGATATTCCTTTACAACAAAGAGGTATTAAAGCAGCTATAAAAGATGAAGCCGCTTATAAAAAGCTGATTCAACAAACTCAATTTTTTAGAGGTCCTGCTAGAACTAATGCTTTGAGAAGAGCTAACAAGGTTCAAGCCCGTATCGAATCAAGAGTAAGTAGGCTACTAAAAACAAAGTTAGTTCAAGGTAAGCTTGGTAGAAGTGATGTTCCTTCAGATTTTTTACTTACTGCTACCTCTCCTCTTACAAAACTTTTAAAAGACAGAATAGCAACAGAGTTTAAAGCTTCTGGGGGACGAGGTCTAAAAGTAGGGCAGTTAACTTTGGCTTCGGAACGTAATTTAATAGTCCCTACTACTAGTAGAGAAGCGGCTACTACAACTTCAGTAAGCTCTATCAAAAAAGAGGTTGGAATTGGTTTTACAGGAGACTCTACTAATTTACTAGATTTAGCTTTTGAGGCAGGGCTTATTTCAGCAACAACAGAAGGTGCTGATATTACTGGGTTTGTATTTAACACTTTATTTGCTAAGAGCAGAGATGCGAAAAACATTTTTTATGGGAAAGCTAATGCTCTAACTATATACAGTACCTCTACTTTAGGATTAAGAATTTCTACTTTTACTGTTCCACCGTCAGATTTTAATGCCTCTAATATGAAAGCAGAGATAGGCAGAGATAAAGCAATTGTCTTATATGTTAATGATAAATATCAAAAGGAAATATTTAATGCCTTTAACAAAGCTATAGTTGAAGAGTTTGTTGAAGCGGAGACAAGAGACTTTGTAAAAACAGAAACTGGGAAAAATGTTGAAATTATAGCTTTACCTTACGGTAAATTTTTAAACTATGGAGCAGAAGTAGAAAATAGTATTCGTACCGGTAGTCCTGTAAGAGCTAAGGTTAGGGCAGATCGTAACGCTAAAAGAAGCGATGCTCTTAAACTTATCGGAGATGCTCAATTAACATCGTTAGTTCAACGAGAAACAGAAAAGCGTATGCCTAAAGGCCCTCCTAGAGGAAAGCCTCTTAGCAGTACGGTTTTAACTTACCGCTCTGGTACTTTTGTAGAATCTATTAAAGTTATACAGAATTTTCGCCAAAGATTAATTACTTATTATTATGCTCCTAACTACAAAGTACATGAAAGAAGAGGTGCTAGAGCGCCTAGATTCTTATTACAAGGCTCTATTAGAGACACTGTAAGAGCAGTGTATGGAGAACGTTTTAGAATCGTAAGAGGTTTTTAAACTGGGCACGAATCTGTTTTAAGAAATTAAGATTTGCTTTGTAAAAAGCAATTTGCTATACTATGAAAAGGTAGAAAATAAATGGCTTTAAGTCGTAGAAAAGAAATCACTGAGCTACTGGTGTCTGAGTTAAAAAAGATAAACGGTGATACCTCTACGTTTGATGCCTCTTATACATATAATTTAAATATTTCAAATAACTGTTTTCGTCGTATGAAGTTTTTAGACGAAATTAACGATTTTCCTACAGTGTGTATAAATGCTGGGTCAGAAACCAGAATTTACGATACATCAGGATTAACAACCGGAGAACTAAATCTAGCCGTAAGAGCCTACGTTAGAGACGAAAATCCTATAACAACCGCAGAAAGTCTGGCAGATGATATAGAACATGTCGTTTATAATTTAGGAGACAGATCGAGCAGTGGATTACTTGATATGATTATAGAAGGTGTATCCACAGATGAAGGTTTAGTAGCTCCATTTGGCATACTAGAAATTGATATTTTGGCAAGATACCAATTAAATATATAAAGGAGTTTATAAATGGCTGCGCAACTTAACCTACAAAGAAACACAAAAGTGTTTATGTCCACCGTCGATTTGGCTGGTGGAGCTGCTCATTCAGCTATGAAGCCAGCAAATACTTGGCAAGTTGAAATTCTTGCTGGTTATGCGGTTTCTCAGACTGCAGCAACTCAGGACATCACTTCACTAGAAAGTGGTTTAACACCTGATCGTTCACAACAGAGATTTAACACTGCTCTTAACCCAGTTGACTGGAACTTCCAGGCATATCTTAAGCCCACAGGTCTAGAAAAGACTGCTGGTGCTACAGATAAACATGCTTCTGGTAATTCAATGCCAGTCGCTGACTGGTTCTTATGGCAGGGACTTATGAGTAACACATCTTGGGCCTCCGGCGCCGAGATTAGAAGTACATGGCAAACAGACGGTAAGTTCTCACTTGCTGAGAGGGCTGCGGGAGCAAACGCATTCCAGCATTCTTCAAACTTTGCTACTGCTTCTGAGTATCATATTTACTTTAAGATGGATAACGTAATTTATCAGGTTTCAAACGCTACAGTTAACCAGGCTACTATTGATGCAGCTGTTGACGGTATCGCTACAACAACCTGGACAGGATTTGGCACAAACCTAATCGAACTTCGTGGGGACCCAAGAGATAATGCTGTGGCAACTTTTGGAGGTACCCTAAACGCAGGTACAACACTTACAGCTAACTCAAATGCTTATGAGACAACTGCTGACGCTTCATATCATCCTTGGAACTCTTATAATGTTTCTGGGTCAATTGCTTCAGCTAGCTTCATCAAGAATAGACTTTCAACAATTGATGTTAAACACGCTCCTAGCGCTGTTGGTGCTGGTGTTGACTTCACCTTCCCAGTTACAGCACTAAGTTTCGATTACAATAACAACATCACATATCTAACTCCAGAAGAGCTTGCATCTCTTAACTCACCAATTGGTCAGTTTGCAGGTGCTCGTGCAATTTCTGGGTCTCTCAGTGCTTACTTAAGAGGCGGCAGTGACAATACTGCTCAGTTCTTGAAGCAGATTGTTGAAGATACACGTACTTCTTCCGCAGTTACTTCTAACGCTAACCTTAAGATTGGCGGAGCAACTGCACCATTCTTTGCATTAAATATGCCATCAGTGCAGTTTGAAATTCCAACCCACAGCATTGACGACGTGATTGGTGTTTCAGTTAACTTCCTCGCCCAAGAGACAAATAAGGGTACAGGAGACGAGTTAACAATTATTGTAGAAAAGTAATTTAAATGCTTTTAGAGGGGGCAGAATTTAAATTCATGTGGGTGCTCACTGTTAACAAACGTCAAACTTGCCCCCTCAGTTTGACAGGCGTTGAATCAGCGGTGAGCACCCTTTTATATTATAGAGGGGAAATAAAATGAGTAAAATTTCAAGTTTAATGGCAAAGGAAACCGTAATCGACGTAGAGTTTCCTGATATTGAAGGATTCATAGTTAATCTAGTATATCTTGGTCGTGATGACCTTATGAAGATTCGTAATGCGAGTCTAACTTATAAGTTTAATAAGCGTACTCGTCAACGTGAAGAAGAGATTGATAACGATAAGTTTATTGAAGAGTATGCTCGTAGAGCTATTAAGGGGTGGAGTGGACTCAAAGTAGGATCACTTCCAAAACTTCTTCCAGTTGATATCAGTTCAATGGATTCAAATGAGTCTGTAGATTATTCAGAAGAGGATGCTCTTGATCTATTACAGAACTCAACTGTTTTTGATCAGTTCGTAACAGATGCTATGAATGACTATGAACAGTTTTCTATTGCTAAAAAGGCTGATGACATAAAAAACTCCAAAGGTACTTCCGGCACAACTTCCAAGCAAGGGGAATGACACAAGACCAGTACTTATTAATGTGCGAAGAGATGGGTTGGGACCCTGACCCTGACGAAATGCCGCTGGAAGTACAAGATTTAAGTTACGAATCTCAACAGGCTCTTAGACTATATAATGCTTTACCTGACAAAATTGAAGGCATGAATGGCGTTTGGTTAGGTAAAGATTATTCTGGTATAGGAGATATTATGAGAATATACAAAATTGATGAGAACGAAGATGTATTTGAGCTTCTTCAAGTTTGTATAGCTGAAGCTTTTACTCACTACGAACAACAACGAAAGGCTCGTGAAGCCTCTGCAAGGATGAAACGTTAGTGGCAACTATTAGAAACGTTATTGAAACTTTATTTGTAGCTAAAGGCGCACAGGCTACTGCTGCGGCCACTGAAAATGTTACAAAAGCACAAACTCGCCTAGGACAAACATCAGCATCAGCAGGTAGACAATTTTCATCCCAAGCCTCTGGTTTGGGAGGGCTTGTTGCTGCCTATGCAGGTGCTGCGGCTACAACCTTTGCAGTTACTCAAGCTTTTGCAGCGCTTCAAAAAGCCGCTCAGTTTGATCAGATTATTCAAGGTACAAATACTTTTTCTTCCGCTTTCGGCTCTTCTGCTACCGAAGTTCTAGGAAGTATCCAAAAAATTACTAGAGGACAGCTATCGTTGGTAGAGGCATCCACTGCCGCCAACCTTGCTTTGAGTGCAGGTTTTAATGTTAGCCAGTTAAACGCTTTAACAGATGTCGCTACTAAAGCATCAAGAGCTTTAGGTAGAGACTTACAAGATGCCTTTAACCGAGTTGTTAGAGGTTCTGCTAAATTAGAGCCTGAACTACTAGACGAACTTGGTATTTTTACAAGAATTGAGCCCGCCGTAGAAAAATATGCAGCATCAGTGAATAAAGCTGCTTCTTCCCTAACAAACTATGAAAGAAGACAAGCTTTCGTTAATGAAGTAATTGACGAAGGACAGCGTAAATTTGCAACCATAGATACAGCTAACGCAACAGCTGCTCAATCATTTTCTAAATTAGCAGCTACAGTTACTGATGTAGCCTTACAAGTAGGCTCCGTAGTTGCTGAAGTACTTGCTCCTCTGGCGGACTTTATATCTGGTAACTTATCCGCATCTTTTGGGGCTTTTGGTCTTTTAGCTACTTTAATATTTTCAAAACTTAGAGAAGTATCTGGAGCTGCTTTAACATCGGTAACAGATGGGATCACTAGATTTTCTGATAAAGTAGGAGACTTTGGTAGAGATAACAAAGCTGCAACAGCTGCACTAGATGACCTAGGTAAAAAAAGTACGACTTTCAACAAAAATCTAGGACAAGGACTTGGTCCTTTAAAAGCTAGAAGAAATGAATTATTAAATCTTTCTGCTGCCGGAAAGTTAAATCTTCAGCAAACTAGGGAACTACAAAAGATAGTAGAAGGAGCAAAAAATTCTGATATACGTAGTATAGCCGCTTTAAAGGCTAAAAAACGAGCACTGATTGCAGCGGGTAAAGATATCACTAATTTAACTAGGCAAATAGATAATTTAAATCGTTCTTTAGCTCAAAATAACGGCCTTTTAGCGAAAACTAACGCCGCTCTCGCTACTCAAAGCACTCTTGCTAGAAAAGCTGCTGTAGCAGTGGCTTTATTTGGTCGAGCAGCTGCATTTTTGGGTAGCTTTGTTGGTAAATTATTTGGACTATTTAATATACTAACTTTAGTTTATTCTATAATAAATTTAGTTGGTCCTGCAATTCTAAAAGCTTTCGGACTAGAAAATATATTTAATAATGGAATTAAGGCTTTAGGAGCAATAGCAAAGAGTATATTTGGAGTTACTGAGGCAGCTAAAGGGTTTAAGGCGGGTCTAGAAGGAGTAGCAGCCACCCTAACTGAAACAGCTTTTGCTGCAGAAGGTGTTCAGAATAGTTTAGAAGCTATCTTAACAAAAAAAGTATTGGGCTTTACAGTTGAAGTAGAGATTAACGCACAAACAATCCAAAAGAGTGTTTCAGAGGCTATTAATGAAGCTCTTAGCGCTCAGAGAACAGTAGAAATCGCTCAGAACAATGTGGGATCACAGGTTACTAAAAGAGCAGAAGAGATTAAGAGACTAGAGGAGAAACAAAATACTGGGGGGCTAAGCAGATCAGAAAAATCTGATTTAAAGAGGCTTCAAAATCTCCAAGCACAAGCTCAGGCGTACGTTCCCCTTCTCAACGGGCAAGAAGCCTATACTAACGAAATTAATAAAAGTATTGAAAAAGTAAGAGATTTATTACAGTTACAAACTGACCCCGCAGCTGTTGATTTACTAAATGTTGAACTACGTGCTTTGGATGATGCGCTAAAGATAAGTGGTAAAAGGGTTCAGTTAGGCGGGGAATTGGCTAGAGTTACTGGTATCTCTTCAAAGCTAATTCAAGAACAAGTTCAATTTAGAGAAGAAGGGGTGTCAACAATTGTAATAGGAAATAAAGAATTACGTGTTCAGTTACAAACTCTAAATGAGCTAAAAGAGGCATTTAACACTAATACTGAGGAAGGATTAGAATCCTACCTTAACGCTGTAAATCTGCAAAAAGCTAACCAAGGCATATTAGCTACGGCTCTTAATATAAATAAAGCTACTAGTGAACTATTTCTTGCAACTCAAGGAATTGAGACAATATCTAGAACTCAAGGAGAGCTTCTAGCACAAGAAGAAGCTCTTCGTGAAAAAATCGCAAAACTTACCGGTGAGGAAAAAGCTAACGCAGAGGCACAATTGGAGCTTCTAAAACAGCAGAGAGTTGTTTTTAATGAGAGAGCAAATGCGCAGAGTAGAATAATTAACGCCCAAGAACAAATTAGAAAGTCGTTTAGCGCACAAATAGCTGCGGCAGACAAATTAACTGGCATAATAGATGCCCAAGGTAATATTGCTCTAGATAAAAACCAAATCTCTGCTAATGAATTAACTATTCTAAAACAAGCAGCTCAAGCTCAAAACGAGAACCTAGAAGTTGTTAAAAACTTAAGGTCATTGTCTAATGAAGAGCGTGCTATAGCGCTAGGAGAGCTAGGAATAACTGAAGAACAATATGGTTTAGAATCAAGAAGATTTGACCTTCAACAAACTGCTCAAAAAGCTATTGCAGGAGCTGTTTTACAG